TGTAACCAATCTTAAATTATGTAATTACTTCATATCTAATTCCTTAGGAGATAAAAAAGTTAAAGGGTATACCTTATTAAATTTTTCTAATGTCGCTAAAACAGAATCCGATGACCTTGTGAGCGATGATTTTGATGAAAAACATATTAAGTATATAAACTTTGCTTTAAGTATTATCATCAAAAAGAAAACACATCCTGTTGTCTTCTTCTACGGAAGAAAAGAGAGAAACAAAATGCTGATTAATAAGATAATAGATGAAAAATTCAAAAATAATGTAGACAAACTTATTGAAGCCAATCAACTTTATATAACAACGAATACTAGAGAATTCGATGGTAAAGATATAAAAAATATCAACTTTGATAAATTCACACACCCTGCTAATGCTGGTATAGGAAACGATCTCGGTATACGATTAGCTACAAAAGACGATATCAAAGATTTATTTTAACCCCCCCAGTTCATGATGGATGGAGAGGCTAGGGTACCGTCCGATGGGCATTTTATTTACACGAGACCTATTTTTTGAAAATCTGAAAAATACTACTGAATTTTGATAAACACTTGGAAATAGTTCGAATTACTGGATTGATTTTAACAAATACTGTTTATTTTCCATATGTCATCCGTTCGTACATTGATGGACTTGAACTGTTGTTAATCCGCTTGATAAACCTTCAACGATTTGATGTGTGGGTATTTAACCTCTATATTGAATAGAAACTAGGGTTTAATATTCAATCAAATCGTTGAGCCTAAAACACGTGTCATAGTAAAACGATCACAATATCCATTCCATAACTAATAACTCAACTTAATCAAGTTCAATCACACACTTATTCAATGTTCCAGTGAATGGGTGTTTTTTTGCTTTAAAAGACCTCAACGATTTGATGTGTGGGCTTTTTAGTATGATGTTGAATCAATACTCGTTTTACTACTTTTATCAAAATGTTGAGCCTAAAACCGGCAAAATGGGTGATACCTCGCCATTTAACTAGTGAGCAGAATGATTTATACTGAAAACCCGAACTTTTTGATGAGTTCTGCGGACTAAGACTTAGGAGGTATTAAACCATGAAAGCAGAAATTAAGAATCAAATTAAACAAATGAGAAGTGAAGGTTATGGCTATAAAAGGATAGCAAAAGAGTTATTTCTAACATTAAGTGTCGTCAGGTATGCGTGTAGCAAAATGAGTGAAGAGGATTTACTGGAAGGTCGTTGTGAACAATGCGGTTTGAAAATCAAATCCATCAAGGGTAAAAAGAAAAAAAGATTTTGTTCAGATCGGTGCAGATGGGATTGGTGGAATCAACATTATAGAGACATCAATAGAAAAGCTTTTACTACGCATCAATGTAAGTGTTGTGCCAAAGAGTTCACATCCTATGGCAATAACAAAAGAATCTATTGTAGTCACGAATGTTACATCAGAGACAAGTTAAGTAAAGGAACAAGCACTTATGGATTGCTCTAACTTGGAGATGTATTATTTAGCCATTGCACCTGTAAAGTTAATGTATGATGAAGGAATCATGACGAAACAGGATTATATGAAAGCGGAGTCTTTTTTGGCAGAGAAGTATTGTATCAAAAAAGGTAACCTCTATCGGCTTATTGACTTGACTATACCCCGAAACAGAGTGATAGATAGTGTATCAATGAAGGAGGATAAAGTTGATGAACAAATTAATCACCAAGAAAGACACATTACCAAAGTTACCAAAGAAAACTAGAGTTGCAGCCTATGCAAGAGTATCAAGTGGTAAGGATGCGATGCTCCATTCACTTTCTGCACAGGTAAACCATTATAAAAAATGGATACAATCAAATCCTGATTGGTCATTTGTAGGTGTCTACACGGATGAAGCACTAACTGGCACTAAAGATTCAAGAGCGGAGTTTCAACAATTACTTAAGGATTGTAGAGCAGGTAAGATTGATATGGTCATCACAAAATCCATCTCCAGATTCGCAAGAAACACAGTAACCCTATTAGAAACGGTTAGAGAGCTCAAAGCTATCCATGTTGATGTCTTCTTTGAAGAACAGAATATCCATTCGAATAGCGGTGAAGGTGAAATGATTCTAACATTCCTTGCTACATTCGCTCAAGATGAATCACGAAGTGTATCAGAGAACATGAAGTGGAGAATAAAGAAAGATTTTGAAGAAGGTGTGATGTGCGGAGGTAAAACTTGTTTAGGATACAAACTAGAAGCTAAGAAATTAATTCTTGTTCCTGATGAAGCTGATGTTGTCAGATGGATTTATCAACTCTATCTAGAAGGTCATGGAGCAGATACGATTGGAAAGCTACTTGATGCAAAAGGCATCACACCACAAAAATCATCCAAATGGAATCGTTCCACCATCATGCAAATTCTTTCTAATGCCAACTATATAGGAAATTTAATCTTGCAAAAGACTTTTCGAGCTGATTATTTATCAAAAAGAAAGGTATTAAACAGTGGTGAACTTGATATGTATGTTGTGGCGAATCATCATGAACAGATTATCACTAAAGAATTATTTGATAAAGTACAAGAAACAAGAAAAGAACGTGCATCAAAAATTAAACCACAACAAAACCATAAACACTCACCTTTTCAAGGTATGATTCGATGTGGGATTTGTGGTAGAGCTTATACACACAAGACAACACCATACAATGAAATATGGAAGTGTTCGCTATCAGTCACAAAAGGAAAAGAAGCTTGTGCAGCAAAACAAGTCCCTCATCACATAATCGTTGAAGCTTCTTATCACATTTTAAACAAAGACCGATATAGTGAATCCTATTTCAATTCAAAGGTGAATTGGGTAATCGTTATGCCAAATAGAAGACTTCAGTTTCAAATGAAAGATGGAACAAGTAAAGAATATTGCTGGAAAGAAAGTTCTAGAAGTGAAAGCTGGACGCCTGAAATGAAGGAACAGGCTCGAATCAAAGCACTAAATCAAGCGAAAGGTCGTGTTCAAAATGGCTAAAGTTACAGTTATACCATCAACTAAAAACCAACATACTCAGTTGCCATTAGGCTCTATAAGCTTAAGAAAAGTAGCAGCTTATGCCAGAGTATCAACTAATACCGATGAACAGTATACAAGTTACGAAGCTCAAGTGAATTATTATAAAAAAAATATTCAGGAGAGACCAGATTGGGAATATATAAATGTTTATGCTGATGAGGGCATCTCAGGTACTAGCACTAAAAAGCGTGTAGAATTCAATAAAATGATTACGGATGCTCTAACTGGTAAAATAAACCTAATCATCACAAAATCGATATCTAGATTTGCTCGTAACACCCTAGATACCATCACATACGTTAGAAAGCTTAAAGATAATGGTGTTGAAGTTTTCTTTGAAAAGGAAAACCTATGGACACTTGACCCAAAGAGCGAGTTAATTCTGACCATCATGGCATCCATCGCACAGGAAGAATCGCGTTCCATCAGTCAAAACGTCACCTGGGGCAAACGCGTCAGCTTTCAAGCCGGAAAGGTATCATTCGCCTATAAATCCTTTCTGGGGTACAAAAAGGAGGACGACAAGATTGTAATTGATGTGGATCAGGCGGTTATTGTTAGATTAATCTATCGGATGTTTTTAGTTGAAGGTAAGACCTGTTCAGGGATTGCCAACTATTTAAAATCAGAGCGCATAAAGACACCGAGTGGAAAATCAGCAGATTGGACCAAGAACACGGTCAATTCTATTCTTACAAACGAAAAGTATAAAGGTGATGCTTTATTACAAAAAACATTTACTGATAATTATCTTGACCACACACTCGTTAAAAACACCGGTCAAATACCTCAATACTATGTTGAAAACAACCATCCAGCAATCATTGATCGTGACATGTGGGAGCAGGTTCAAGCCGAGCTTGAAAGACGAAATGAATTAGGCGCACAGTACTCTTCTACAGATATTTTCGCTTCAAAACTCATCTGTGAAGATTGTGGCGGTTTTTATGGAAAAAAGAAATGGCACTCAAATAGTAAATATTCAAGATTCATTTACCAGTGTAATAAAAAGTTTCACAAACATAAAGAAAAATGCCAAACACCTAATCTATCAGAAGAAGATATCAAGATGAAATTTATCAAGGCTTATAACATTATCATGGAAGACAAGCAAAGGATTATTAAAGATTCAAATGAGGTTATTGAACTATTAACTGACACGACAAAGATAGACGATGAAATATCAAACATCAATGATGAACTAATCATAACTGCTGAATTGGTGAATAAACTAGTAAAAGAAAACTCTAAAACAAGTATCAGCTTGGATGACTATAACAAGAAATATGAAGAACTATCTAATCGCTACGAAAAATTACAAACCAAGCAAGAAGAATTACTTAAAGTAAAAAGCGATAAACAAGGGAAAGCACTTAAGATGAAATCATTTCTAGCAAACTTATCTCAATCAGAAGATGAACTTGATGATTGGAACGAGAGTCTTTGGATACTCATGGTTGATAGCGCATCAGTGCATAAAGACACTAGTATTACCATTAAGTTCCACAATGGCAATGAAATTAGAAGTTAATAAAGCAAAAGCGATGCCACATGACTGTGATGGATCAGGTGGCCTTTTTTGATATCTATTTTATTAATTCGTTAATGCGAAAACATACTTTTTCCCATTTAACTTTGTATGAGTAAACATAAAGTCTTGTGAGTGAGAGCATATTTGCTTGTATTGGTAAACACCTTATTTGCATATAACATGGCGGGAACTATGAAAACGATTGCTATTTTTCGTAGATGAGACTATAGTTAGGGTTTGTTGATTTTTGACGTTTTTTTAGAAATTCAGGCCTTCGTCGTCATATACATACGAGGTTTCATTAAAATAAATCTCTAAAATGAGCATTTCAAGTGTCTCGGAAAAACGAACAAAAGAAAGAATCTGGCATAGATTCATGACAAAAAATACAAGCCCAATACTTGCTTTTTGAGACTCTGGAAGTTTGGTCATGAGTTTTGAAAGTCCGTATTTGGTTTTCGCGACGCCAAAGACACCTTCAATTTCTAATCTCTTGACGAAGTCTTCCTTCATCAGTTGTTCGTTTGTCTCATCGGTTTCTTTCTTAGGTCGTCCAAGCGGCTTGCCGCTCAGACGAATGCCAAGTTCTTTACACAGTGCTTTGTTCGCTCCACAAGTGTAACAAATAGTACAAGTGTTGCATTTGTTACATTTATATGATATCATTATTTATGTGAGTTTTCAAGAAACAAATATCATTATTTTGTACCATATTAAATTGGAAATTCATGTAGGCATGGATATTATATACTCTCAGAAAGGAACAATACAATGATAAAAGTACAAAATTTAACAAAGGATTTTGGTTTCAGCAGAGGTGTTTTTGACATTTCTTTTGAAGTAAAAGAAGGAGAAGTATATGGCTTTCTTGGTCCAAATGGTGCAGGGAAAACTACTACGATGAGAATGTTAATGGGATTTTCTCGTCCTGACACAGGAAATGCCAGTATAGATAATAAAAATTGTTGGGAAGATTATTCTGAAATTTTAAATGATGTTGGATATCTTCCAGGAGAAATAGCATTGCCAGACGGATTAAATGGTGTAGAATTCATAGAAATGATGAAGAAAATGAAACATGCTGATGATTCAAGAATAAATTATCTTCTTGATATGTTTGAATTGAATCCTAATCAAAACACAAGAAGAATGTCAATTGGTGATAAGAGAAAACTAGCAATTGTTTCAGCATTTATGGCAGATTCAAAAATCTTAATTCTTGATGAACCGACAAGCGGACTTGATCCTATTATGCAAAAAAAATTTATAGATTTAATTAAAACTGAGAAAAAAAGAGGAAAAACTATTTTACTATCTACGCATGTATTTAGTGAAGTTGATGCAAGTTGTGACCGATTGTCAATTATTAAAGACGGAAGAATTGTTTCGGGTATTGAAACAAAAACATTGAAAAACAATGAGAACAAAACTTTCAAAGTAGAGTTCTCGCATGATCATGATTATGA